AAATATAAATCTCCATTAGAGCCTAATCCTGAGAGAGGAGCACCAATTCCTGCGTACCAATTACTTCCTGTTGCCCCAGTAGGACCTGTTCCCCCACCTGATCCAGTAGCACCTGTTGGTCCAGTTGAACCTGTAACACTAGTTCCGGTTGATCCTTTAGAACCTGTTGGTCCTGTTGGTCCCGTAGCTCCATTATTACCTGCACTCCCCTTTGATCCTTGACCTCCAGTAGCTCCTGCAGGACCAGTAATCCCTGTTGGTCCAATAGCTCCTGTTGGCCCTGTAGCTCCAGCTCCTGTTGGTCCAGTAATTCCTCCTCCAGTTGCTCCAGTTGCTCCTATTGATCCAGTAGGTCCTTGATTTCCAGTAGGTCCAGTAGATCCAGTTGGTGCACCTGCAGGACCAGTAGCTCCTGTAGGGCCTAAACCTCCTGTTGCACTAACAAAAGAAACCCAAGTACCAGTTCCATTTGCTCCGCCGGACATAGTTCCTCCAGTAGAGCTTACTGGTAAAGATCCAGAAATAATAATTGTATCTGTATTAGCAGATGATCCTGCACCATCTAATGCAAGTATAGTTACTGTATTTAGGGAATATTCAGCTAAGCATGGACCTGTTGAATTTGCAATAATTGCAGCTACTAATTGTTGGGCTGTTAATGTATTGTTAAAATTCCATGATGCAGATCCTGCGGTTGTTCCGTTATAAAGAACTGAAATAGTTTGTCCAGTAGTTCCTGTAGATCCTATATCAAAAGAATAGCTTGCTCTTACTTCTCCGTATTGAAGATATCCCTGAAAATCATCTCCTATGAATCTTACCTGTCCTATTAGTCCAGGTTGAATAGTTGGATCTGTATATGTTCTATCAGTGATTAATCTTAATCTTCCTCCTGTATTCTGATTACCTATTATAGCATGTCTTCCTACAAAAACATCATTAACAGTATTAATTCCGTTAGCCAGTATATCTCCGTTACTACCATTCAGTTGTATGGCAGTATTTCCAGATATAGGAAGTCTTATAAGATTGGATTTAAGACTACCAACATTTAATTTCCCCGAAGGGAAATTCATAGACTTATCCTGTATAGAGATACCGAAAGCGTTATTAATCAATTGAATAGCTTCATTCAATTGAGAAAAATTAGAATTCGTTATAGAATTATTTGCCCCAATAGTATTTGAGGCTAAAAGCTGTTTTATCGTGATTTGGTTCAATTCCTTCATTCCGGAAGTATTTTGCTTTATATATCCGGATAGGAATTATCAATCTCAACTTAGAAGAGATTCTATCTCTTTGTAGAAATTATTAAATTTCGTTGGGAAGAAATCTATCATTTCGCTTATTTCCCTATCCGAGATCTCATATTTGGATTTTATGAAATCTATTATCTCTTCTTTATACTTGGTTTCCTCTTTTGTTTTCTCTGACTTTATTGTTTTAGTCCAAATCCAACCCGGTGATTTTTTATTCTGATGCGTGATTAGAACCTTCCAAAAGTCAACTACCTTTTCTGGTTGTATTTTTAATCGGTTAAAAGAATTAGCTTGTAGGGGATAAGAAATCGAACATATTCTGTTTATCATGAAAAAATTTCTAGCCTTATCTCTGTCACTGATTTTATCCCATTCTTTTGTATGGAATGCTTTTATTATTTCGTATGGATTATTCATTAGTTGAAAAGTTCAAATGGGTCAAATCCTTTTGGTGGAGTAGTATCCTTATACCATGGAGATTTCTCTATCATGGTTTTCTTATCTATTAATGGAGAATTCAATCTTGGTTTTAATTCTAGAGAGATAACGTGTGATTTTAGACTTTTTACCATATCTTCTGGTAGCGCATTTTCGTGAAGCCAAACTAATCTACCATTTTCCTCGTAGTATTGTTTAAATCTATCTCGGTTTTCTCTGTTATCAGTTTGCCCTAGTAATCTAAGGCAAAGACCTGATATCCATTCTAAGAATTCTTCGTTCATCCAAAGTTCTTCCATAGTGGATTTAGACCAAGTAGATTCTAAATACAGATCCCAGATCTTTTGAGCTTTTCCTTCAGCTATATTGGATATTTTTCCATTTTTGGTAGCATGGGGAAAAACACCAGGAACGTCATCCTTTTTATCCCCTGTTAGAATTTTTTTAAAAACGTATTCCTTAATTGGGATTTTTTCTATTGTACAAGAGGATAGAAGTTTATCAATCTTAGAATCACTTGATCCTGAAATTGGAGTAACATCAAATATTGTAGGTTCGGTTGATTCAGACAATTTCCAATTTTCAGATACAATAAATTTATTATTTTTAGAATTGCTATTCCATATAACAGTCCAATTACTATTATTGGATCTAACTAATTGGTGCATATCTTTGTCCCCACTTAAAACAACTATACAGTCTTCTTTATCTTTAAGATGATCACACCATGCCCATATCAAATCATCACCTTCTGCACCGCCTAATTTGCTGTATATGTAGCCATTTTCCTCAAGAAATTCTCCGAATTCATCCATAAGCTTAAAAAATGATCCCCAATCAACACCTTCACTTTTTATTCTGCTTTCTTTGTAAATACTTCTTGTTATTTTATAATCCTTTCTCCATGATCTTGAATCCTTACAGAAGACTATTTTACTAATATCGGGTATTTGTCCAATTGAATAGCAAAGATCTGTCATCACCTTTCTAAGAAACATATTTCTTTCAGCTTCAGAAGAAAGAACATCTCCTGGGCTTTTTCCCCCAAATCCTGCAAATATTCCAAATGTTTTATGGAATATGTAGTTGCCATCCACCAGTACTGTTATCATTTAAAAGTCCTCATTTTTTATTTGTATATCATAGTCCTGAAAATTGAAAAAATCCACATTATCTGCTAAGATCCTTCTCTCAACATTATCAGCATCATTCCGTTCCAATAATCTTTCACTTCTTATATTTAATGGGGGATTAAGGTATATTACAAAACATTCAGATCTATGATCATTATTAAGGGATCTTAGTCCAGAAGGGCTAAGTATAAAAAGGTTCTTTACTGAGAATTCACCTTTTGAAATTCCGTACTTCCATCCATTGAATTCCTGTAGCTCCAGAAATATGTCTAGATTGTTTTCAAAAAAATCATCGTCTCTGTAATAGTAATCTATTCCCTCTCTTTCTCCATCCCTTGGAGGTCTACTTGTAAAAGAAACTCCGTATTCAAATCCTTTCCCCTCCATTTTTTTTCTTAAAAAATCCTTTCCTGAACCCCCTGGTCCTACTATAACTATTTTTCCCTTCATATATTTTTTTATTACTTTAAATGTATAGTATACTACTCATTAACTAAGGTTTCTGTCCTTAATGAGTAGTATACTAAGCATTTTTGTGTACTATTTGTTGCAAGCTAAAAACAAGAGCTAAAAGGCTAAGAACAGGATCTATAACAAGATTTCTTTCTGCTTGATATTTAGCACCAGTGATAAGAATTCCAGGTATAAGATTAGTCCTCTGAGGTTTTTTATCCTGTATCCATTTAATAAAATCAGAACTTAATGAATTCATAGCTTCATCAGTTCTTGCTGAATATTGGCCAACAATATATTGGTAATTTTTTACTGCGTCAGGAGAATCAAATATCAAATTAAAAATCTCCTCGTGATCCCAAAGGACCTCATTAATTTTTGATTCTGTTAAATCCTTAACCCCATCTATGCTCCATCTTTGAATAGTATTCAGGGATGAACGCATATCGGGGAAATACTTTTTAGTAAAAAGATCTAAACTTTTATCCTCGTGTGCTATTCCAATAGCAGTAAGAATTTTGCTTATTCTTTCTTTCCATTGTTGCTGTATTTCTTCTTCCTCCTGTTTGTTTATTGGATCAAAATCGTATAATTCAAATCTTGATTTTATTGCATCAGGTATTTTGTTTAGATAATTACACGTGGCAATAAATCTTGTACCCTTTGCATATTTTTCAATGGTTCCTCTTAAAGCTTTGTAGAATTGTTCAGAAGCACCATCAAACTCGTCTAGTACTACTATTTTTATATTATTGGTTCCATCCATGATAGAAACAGTAGAGCAAAAATCATGTACCTTTGTTCGGATAGTTTCTACTGAGCTTTCGTCCGACACATTTATAAAAATATGTGGATGGTTCTTCATTAGTATTTTTGCCATGCTAGTCTTACCAGACCCTGGAGATCCTGATAGTAAAACGTTTTGCTGTAGACCACCTTCGAATGAATTTTTTATTCTAGAGGGTAGAATCATATGCTTCAGTTCCTTAGGTCTGAGCTTTTCTGTTAATAGTTCCTGAATCATTTACATTTTTCTTTTAAATCGTCCGGTTGTGTTTTGTCATTTCTTATATCTACAAATCTAGGTAGAAATAGAGACCAATTTCCATTTTTATCACTTATGATAACATTATATAGAACTGCACATATTTTATTGATATGTGATTCTGGATCTTTACTAAGTTCTCTAAGATCTTCATCTGTAAAACCTGATCCCACTTTTACCTTAACTGTTCCTTCTAAGTCTTCGCATATAAATCCACCTATGAATCCTTCTCTTTTACCTTCTCCTGGATACCATCCTTTAATAATTAGATCACATTCATTAACTTCCTTTAATTTGATCCAATTTTTAGATCTTTTACATTCGTAAACATGTGAGGGGTTTTTTAAAATAATTCCCTCTCCCCCTTTATCTACTATCGATTTATAATAGACGTATATGTCTTCTTTTTCTTTAGCTAAGAAAGATTCTGCTAATGATAGAGATGATTCAGTATATGAGCTAAAAACCCCCTCTAGTGTCTTTCTTCTTGCTTCAAAGGGGATGATGCCTTTACCTGTTTTTAGTGTCTCTGTGTCTTCCAGATCAAAAATATTAAATATGAGATCATCCCCTATTGAAGATAGTGGTTTTCCTTTTAGCATTTGTGTAACTTTTCCTGATACGCTTTTTCTGTTTAGATCTGTTAATTCACCATCAAAAAACCAATCGCCTTTTAATCCTGAATTTTCTATTAAGAATAAACACTGAGATGATATTTTTTCCAAATAATTTGAAGGTATTTCGTTGAAGGCTCTTGTGAAAAATTTAACTTCCTTTCCTGATATAAAAGCTATTACCCTTACTCCGTCATATTTTTCCTCGCATATAATTTGATCCCATTTGTTTATCTCGTCCTCGTCATCTTGTGCTAACATAAGACTGGGGTCAGGTATAAGATCTGTAGGAAAAGCTTTATTAATAAGTTTAGCTCCTATTCCTATATTAAGTCTTTTTGTTAAAACCTTACCTAACATTTTTCTGTGCTCGTAGGGAAGATCTGTACAATTTACAAGCTCAAATGCTTCTTCCCTAAGCTTATCGTTTGCAGCGGGAGCATTAAATAATCTGGATGTAAGATCTTTAAATTTTTCAAATGGATCATAATCCACTAGATACGGGGATTCATTTATAACTTCTAGCTTATGAAGTTTAGTTGTAAGGAACGGATCAAGAGCAACTTTTAAAATATACTCCAAATGAGAGCTCCTATTTTCTTTGATTAGATCCTGTTTTAATTTCTGTGATCCGTTTCCAGATGCGGATTCAATTTCTATCAATGTTGATAGCTCATTCCTCATAGTAGATGTATTTAGTACAAATGTAGAAATTTATACAGATACAAAAAAATGAAATCTGTATTTATTTTATAGTACTAAAAAAATCTAAGTTTTCCTAAATCCGATAAATTATATGTAAGGAGTAGCTGCTTAAGCCTCAGCTGGTGGTGTTTCTTCAGCTGCAGGAGTTTCCTCAGCTGCAGGAGTTTCCTCAGCTGCAGGAGTTTCCTCAGCTGACTCCTCTTCAGGAGCTTCTTCGTTAGAAGGAACTGATTCACCAGCAGCTTTCTCTTTATCCTTGTACATCTTATTGGTTATGATGTCTTCATAATTTAGACCTGCCCATCTCTCTATTAGGAAATCCTGATTGAAAAACTGTACTTCTTCATCGTTTACATTTTCTTTAATCTCCGCTAATGAATTGATAAAGTCTATATGTTTTATTAGCTGTTCTATTTCTCTAGATTCTCCAAATGTATTATCACTCTCAAATTTTACACCTATCTGGCTTCTAAATTCAGGATCATTTTTTAAATGAGGAAACTCAAGGCACATTTGTATCCATAATGGTTTAATAACTATCTCCTGAAATATTGATCTAAGCCTAGTTATAAATTTTGCAAATCTTACCTCATCTCTTTCTGTTCCGTCTGCTGGAATTTTAAAAGCATTACCTGCACCCATACCAAATCTAGCAGAAAATCTATTGAAAGGTATTTTCGAATCCTGTCTTAGCTTATTATAAAAATAAACTACTGAATCCATTATATTCAAATTTGGTCCTTGTGCATTAATTGTTTCAACCTTAGTGCTTTCGCCTCCACTTTGTGGGAATAGATAATTTTTATAAAACTGAAGATCTGGTCTTCCATTTATAGCTAATTCTCCTGAAGATGTATCTAACTTAATGTCTTCTTTGTATACTGACATCAGTTCACCTAGTGTTTCTTTCGCCTTTTGTGGTGATTTACTTCCTATAGGAACGGTCATTTTAATACGATACTGAGCATTCATTACGTTCCATATAATTCTCGAGTGCTCCATTATTTTGAGCAAATTATATGAACGAACTAATCTTTCACAGTATGATGTTCTAGCAACTGTATTAGATTTAGCATATGAAATGTAGATAACCTGTGCATCTAATAATTTACGCTGTCTAGTCGTTTCTCCATAATATTGCCACCAGATAGCTTCCCTTGTTCCGTCTTCTTTCTTTTCCACTGATGGTGTAAGACTTGTAGCATCCAATTCTTTGAAACCTACTATTTCTTTACCATCATTGGAGTATACTATTTCAAATGCTAAAAATCCTTCTACTATAAGCTGTCTGAAATATTGCCATGCCGTAAGACCATTTGCAAAATTATGAAGAACATATAGCTTTCTAAAATTTCCTCTTAGAGCTTTTGTAACATCATCTTTTAAATCCATGCTCATAGTTGCAGGATGACAGAAGAAATTCTTTTCGTCGTAAACAATACCCTCGTCACATATTGTATCTAGAATATATTCTATCTCCGAGTTAAGAGCAAATGTTCTAAGAAAATCCCTTCTTACTGGATAATCCTTATCAAAATATGCAATGTATTTTCTGTTTGAAGTATCTTGAGATGCTATGCTGTAAATAAAATCCTCATCATCCTCTGAAAATCCAAATCTTTCTCTCAGATTGGCCTCTGAAATACCTATGGCCATTGAATCCTGAATGATCATGTCCTTGTATTCCATACCAAAAGATCCAAGTCCACTAATAGACTTAATGATCCTAGATATGTTGGGATTAAATTTTTGTAAGTTGTCTACGAATCCTGCCATGTTTATATTTTGAATTCCTCTGGGGTTTCTCCTTCTTCACCACCTTCTTTAGGTTTTTCCTTCTCCTCTTCTTCTTTTTTCTTTTTCTCTAAAGCTTTTTTCTTGTACTTAGCATTATCTAAAAAGTCCTGTGTATTCATTCCAAGCCATCTGTCTAAAGCAAAATTTAAACTGAAATATGATTTTCCGTCAGTATCTTTTAGACCTAGGATTTTTATAACCTGATCCTTTCTAGCTGACATTACATCCATTTCCTTTGATTCTATGAACATATTTTCTTTCACATAGTCTAGACCAAATTCAGATTTAATTAAGTAATCATTCTTAAACTGAGGAAAGTCCAAACAGAATTGAACCCATAGTGGCTTCATTAGAATATCCTGATAAATGGATCTAAGCCTGTTTATAAATTTACCAAATCTTATTTCTTCTTGGTCCAGTCCATCTGCAGCAAAAGTTATAGTTCCCTCAGACCCTGAATCGTCTCTACCAAATCTAGTAGCTGGTACTTTTGAATCTATTCTTAGTTTATTAGCAAAATATTGTAATGCTTTAGTATCAGAGAAAGCCGTTGCATCTCCACCACCAGGTAAAGGTTGTATATCAGGTGTACCATTAGGAGAAGAAGGCATTAGATAATTTTTAAAGAACTGTATCTTAGGTTTTCCGTCTACAGTTAGTTCGCCACTATCTGTGTTTAATCTTATATCTTCCTTGTATATTGACATAAGTTCACCCAGAGTTTGTTTTGCTTTCTGCGGGGATTTAGTTCCAATTGGAACAGTCATAGCCATACGGTAAGAAGAATTCATCACGTTCCAGATTATTCTGGTGTGCTCCATAATTCTTAGGAGATTATATGACCTAATAAGTCTTTCTGCATAGCTAATCCTAGATGAAGTACCTCCACCTTTAGCATAACTTAAAT